TTGGTTTAAGTTCTTCAAATTAGCTTTAGTTATGGCTCCACCAACCATATCCATATAACCTTCCTTAGTTTCTTTTTTCTTTTCAGGTAATTTTTTAAAATTTGTTTTTTCTGCAAACTCTTCGGCCATTTTACACCATTTTTTTTGTTCTTTGGTTTTACCATCACCACATTTTGCGAAGAAATACTTTTGTTGTTTTTTTGATTCGAATTTCTCTGCAAGATTTTTATATTCTTGTAATGAATCAGGGTCACCGTCACCTGTAGGACCTTTTTGAATAGGGTCCTGAGTATCACCTTTCATTACCCACTCCATTTCAGAATCGGTGTCTTCATAAACTTCAAAGTCATCAGTTTCGGTTGTAAGTTGAACATTTGCGTTAGGGTCCATTTTATTAAGTTCTAAAGCCTTTTTAGGGTCGTTAGTCGTAATAGACTCAACAAGTCTTTTGTATAAAGAGTTTATTTGTCCCTCATTCAAATCAGAAAGAAGTGAACCACTAAATCCGTGGTTAATTAATTGAAGTATTTTTCTATTATTAGTTTTCATAAACTACTTTTTTTTCGAATTCAAGAACTATGTCCCTTTCATACAATTTATTTTTAACCGATTCCTCAGTTTCTCCGAATCTAAACACTAATCTTTTGTTTACCTCAAAATTAGTTGTTTCGGTTTCGTTCTCCCAAGATAAAGCAATTACACCATCAATTGCATCCATCATTGAAAAATAATCAGAATTTTGTATTACCGATAAAGTTATTTTATCGTTTTTTAAAACCCCAACTTTATTTATGTGTTCCAAATCAGGTGGTGATGGGTATCCGTTAGATGGTTTAGATTCCCAAGAATCTCCCCAAATACTTTCCAAATCTACAGAGAAAATAAATTCGTAAATGTTATCTCCTTTATAGTTTGGTCCTAATTCATTTACATAAATTAAATAACTCATAGAATACTACCTTTAGGTGTTACTCTAAGTGTTTTATTATTATATTCAAATACTAAGTTATTATTTTTATTCTTTCCTAAAAGTTTCGCTTTTGGGTATTTTGTAATAATTTTTGTTGAAGATATCTCTTGAGAGATACTTTCCGATAAACTTTTAATTCTTTGAGCTGTTTTTTTGTTTTTTTCTGACTCAGTTAATTGTTTTTTCTTTTTTTGTTCAGTTAAAACTCTTTCTTTTTCGTCAATTTTAAAATATTTTATTAAAATATTATCTACTTTAGATTCTGAGAACATTCCCTCAATCATCTCTTCCATGTGACTTGCGTGGTCATCGGATATTCTATGGTCTTTAATTTTTCTAGACCCTCTTGGTCTGTGTCTTGGATACTCTTCAACATCATCATCAATATCACTTACTTCATTTGTGAATAAACCTCTAACAAATGCTTCAGGGTCAATCTTATCTTTATCTTCACTCATAAAATCTTCACCCATTTCAGATTTTTTGGTTTTCACTTTAAATGGTCTACCAGTTTTTTCTTTATAGAGATTAAACATTTTTTCTCCGTCATTATTACTAAACCACTTTTGTTTATCTCCGTATTTATCTTGTAACTTTTGAAAACTATCAAATTCTTCAGTATCAAAATCATCATCATTACCTACACCGTAGATTTCAGAATCTTTAGCCATTCTGTCATTTTCATCATAATAGGTGTCACCTTTATAGTCATTTCTTCTCATATTACCGAATGACCCATACATACTTTCACCCATTTCACCTTCAGGTGCCACAGGTGGTTCGGTTTCCACGCCTTCTTCACCCATACCTTCTTCACCTTCTTCACCCATTCCTTCTTCACCCTCAAATTTAGACATAATTTCTTCTTTATCCTCTTCTTCTAATGAATTTAAATCAAGTGCCGATAACACAGAATTAATAACATATTTTGTGTCGTTAGAAGTCATTTCATTTTCTTCATCAGATGAAAAAACTCTTAATTTTTGTGCTAACTTACCTGTTAGTTTTTGGATAGTCTTTAATGTTACAGGTTCGTCTTCTTGTCCTTCTTCATTACCCATATCATCTTCCATACCCATATCGTCTTCCATACCCATACTATCTTCAGGTGAAGGTGTTGGTGCGGGAGCAGGTTCAGGGGAGGGTGCTGGTGCGGGTGCAGGAGCGGGAGCAGGTGCGGGGGCCGCTTGCTCAACCGTTGGTAATTTCAAAGTGTATCTGTTTTCATCAACTTCACTTTCAGTGAATAATGATAAATTTTTAGTATAACCTTCAGAAACATTAATTTCTTTAATAATTAAATTTAATCTTTTTAACGCTTGAGAGTATGATGAATAATATTTTCTATTTTTCATAGGGTCAAGATACTCTTGAGTCGACTCATTAATACCTTTTTTAATTACGTATCCGTTTTTTTCTTTAACGATATTATAGGTGTTGCCGTCAGACAATACTTTTTTAAATTCGTTAGATTTATCTTCATTAATAGGTTGAGGAATATTTTCATTATATCTTGATATCTCAATCATACGTTTAATCTTATCCATACCTTGTAGTTTTTCACTACCAATCGGTCTTAAATTTCCCATTTTAATGTTTTTTGTTTTTTAAATTATTTTATATATAAATATACCGATTAACCCAAATTATCTTTTATTAATTCTAAAAATAAACTTAGGCATATATTTTAGGTGGACTCACGTCATCAGTTGATAAAACTTTTGCAACTAAATCCCCTGTTCCCCAAGTTTTTAATGATTCACATTTACTTAATTTGTCTGAACCAATATCATTTTTTAACCCATTAGTTATACATGTATAATACGGTAACAATAATGTTTTAACGGTTGCCTCAATACCATAATTAGGTGTTGAATAGTTTTTAACCCCTACTTTATTGTAATCTGACATTCCTGAATCTTTACTTAATTTAAATGTTGTATTAAATGGGTTGTTAGTAGCCTTACCACCCTCACCCTTTCTCCAAGCGTAAAAGAATTTTAAATTTTCATCGGTAATTGGAGCACCAACACCCGTTAAAATTGCGGTGTAAAAATCCTTATCGTTACCAACATTAATTTTGTCAAAATCTGAGGTTGTTTGAATTTTACTCAAATTGGAATCTTTAAATCCTTTTGAGGTTAATAAATCAAACAATTTTGTTAAATCTTCTTCAGATAATTTACCGTCAGAATTTATACCGTTGTCAGTTTCAAACGATTTTACTGCCATTTCAGTTTCAGGGCCAAATAAACCATCAACCCCCCATTTAGGTAGCGAATAACCTAAAAACTGTAATGCGGTTTGTATTTTTTTAACATCCATATCATAAGGGATTTTTGAGTTTGGTTTTTTTAAATTCACAAATTCTTTTCCTGATTTTGAAATTGTGTTTAAATCTGATAGGAATGTTCCCCCTGTTTCTTTTGAGGGTGTTTGAGCACTCTCTTTTGAACCTGTGAATATTTGTTCAGAATTAACTAAAAGGTCTTTTAAATGATGACCTCTTGGTAACCCTATGTGTACGTGAGTAATATCTGGATGGTCTAACCATTCAGAGATTGCTCCGATATAGTCACCAACTTTAACAATATCACCCTTTTGTAATTTAACGTCTTTTAAATGGGTATAAAAAATATCAGGGAAATCTCCCGAACCTTTAATTGATACTTGAGTACCAAATATTTTACCCGAGTTTTTACCTGTATCCCTAACTTTACTAACCGTTCCGTCAGTATAAGAATTCACCACCGTTCCTGGAGGTGAAAATATATCCCAAGCATTATCAGATTCCCAATTACCGAGAGCTCTTCTTCCATGGTTTTTTGGTCCGTTTTCTAAATCAGTTTTAAATGTTCCACCAATATTTGTTGTCGATTCTTTAATTGATAGTTTTTTATCGGTATACTCATTTTCAAAATCAAATAATTTTTGCATATATCCGTTTCTTCTTAGAACTTTGAACACCAAATTTTCATCTGAATATTCCCCATCTTTTTCTAATCCACAAGTCCTATATTTCTTAATTTTATCTTTATATTTTTGAATTAATTTTTTTGCATCATCGAGAGGTTCATCTTGAGCGTTTTCAAGGGCTCCATCAATAATCTCCATCCATTTGGATGCTTTATTTTTAATTAAATTTGTGTCAATCTCAACATTTTCTTTTTTAGATTTATTTATCCACTCGTCATGTAATACAGAATAGACACCACTACTAAAATGTGCTTCAGATTCGTTTTGTATGTATAACTCCACCTCATAACCGTATATTGTTATATTATGGTTATCATTATACATTGTTTTCTTTAGAGTGAATAACTCAGTATACAACGGTAATTGTGATTCTGGAAATTGGTTGAAGTCAACTAAGATGTGTAAATCAATATCTGAAAAGGTTGACCAATTATAATTAGCCAAAGACCCCGTCATAATTATATCTGACACAACAACATCAACTTTTAGGAATTCTATGAACTCATAAGCAATATCAAGAAGACGAGCTCTAACTTTAGGGTTCATCGTTTTTTCGTCATTTCCTGACGATTTCCATATCTTTGGATTTAATTCATCCTTTAAATGAAAACTATTTAAAATGTTTTTTAGGTTACTCATCAAAAATAAATATTTGAGTAATTCAATTTGTTACAATTTTTTATATTTAAATGTTTTTGCAATCTTAGTGCTGAAAAACTTTCCTTGAGATTCGGACATTCTAAACTGAGTGTATAATTGATGAGGGACTTCATCATATTCGTATTTCATACCGTTTTTAAACTCAATTATTAGTTTTTTACTTTCGGTATCATATTCTGTTTTTGTTAGATTACTTGAATCTATTTCATTAATAATCTTCGTTCCGATTATCTGTTCTTTTTTTATCGCCATTTTTTAAAGGTATTTCTAAATCAATTAATGCCATTTTATTTTTAAGATACTCAACAAATTCATTATGGTCAATATCTGGAAAGAAACCTTTTAATTCTTCAAATAATTTTGAATGTAAAGAACTAAATTTTTGAAAATTTTTCATAATATCATTTGGGTAGTAAGGTGGTTTCTCCAAGTCTTTTTCAGTCCATCCTTCTCTCCGGAACGCTCGTCTTAATTCTCTATATGTTTCTAAAATATCTTCATCGGCCTTTAAAGTTGTGATATATTTTGTATAATGTTTTATCATATCCATACTTATAAATATAACGTTGTTTGAGTTGAAATTACCAAATTAAAGATTATATTTAAAAAAAACACTTACATGATAGAATCAAAAGATGGTAACGGACCTATTAAAGATAAAGGAAGTAGTGGTGATTCTGCCACACCTGTTTTAGACAACTTTAGTAGAGACCTAATTAAATTAGCCGAAGAAGGTAAATTAGACCCTGTAATAGGTCGAGAGAGAGAAATAACGAGAATCGCTCAAATCCTTTCAAGACGCAAGAAAAACAACCCAATCATTATCGGTGAACCAGGTTGTGGTAAAACCGCAATTGCCGAAGGATTGGCGATTAAAATTTTTAACGGAGATTGTCCAAGAAATTTAATGGATAAACGAATATTATCTTTAGATATGACTTCAATAGTTGCTGGGACAAAATATCGTGGACAATTTGAGGAACGTATGAAGGTAATCATTGAAGAACTTCAAAACGCACCAAGTATTATTATTTTTATCGATGAAATACACACAATTGTTGGTGCAGGTAATTCATCTGGTTCAATGGACGCATCAAATATCTTTAAACCCGCACTTGCAAGGGGAGAAATCCAATGTATTGGGGCAACAACTTTAGATGAGTATCGTAAGAATTTTGAAAAAGACGGAGCCTTAGAAAGACGATTCCAAAAGGTAATTGTCGATTCCGCAACAAAAGAGGAAACAATCCAAATCCTACAACACAGTAAAGAGAGATACGAAAATTATCATAAAGTAAAATATTCTGACGAAATCTTATCACTATGTGTTGATTTAGCTGAACGATATATCACAGATAGAGAATTTCCAGATAAGGCGTTCGATATTATTGATGAGGTTGGAGCTAGAAGTCAAGTTGAGGTGAAGATGCCCGAAATTATTGAGAAGTTAAAAGAACAGGCTCAGGACATTAAACAAGAAAAACTTAATGTTGTTAAAAAACAAAACTATGAAGAAGCCGCAAGTCTAAGAGATAAGGAAAGACGAATTTTAGATAAGTTAGATTCAGAAAAGAAAAAATTTGAGTCTGAATTACAAACACAAAAGAAAGAGGTTACTGTCGAATTAGTATACGAAGTTGTTTCAAATATGACTAAGATTCCACTATCTAAATTAAATGCTAATGAGACTCAATTATTGGCCAAATTAGACGAAAGATTAGGTAGTAAAGTTATTGGTCAATCTGAAGCGGTGTCAAGAATTGCAAAGTCTATTAGAAGAAATAGATTGGGTATTAAAGACCCTAACAAACCAATTGGGTCTTTTATTTTCTTGGGGTCAACAGGTGTTGGTAAAACACATTTGGCAAAACAATTGGCTAAAGAAATGTTTGGTAGTGAGGAGAATTTGATTAGAATGGATATGTCAGAATTCCAAGAAAAACATACCATATCTCGTTTAATTGGCGCTCCTCCAGGATATGTTGGTTATGATGAAGGAGGACAATTAACCGAACAGGTTAAAAACAAACCTTATTCTGTAATCTTATTTGATGAGATTGAAAAAGCAAACAAAGACATCTTTTCAACATTGTTACAAGTATTAGACGATGGTCATATTACTGACGGATTAGGTAGAAAAATTAACTTTAAAAATTGTGTCATCATTATGACTTCAAATATTGGAGTTAAAAAACTACAGGATTTTGGGACAGGAGTTGGTTTTAAAACTTCATCAAACACTTACGTTAAGGAAGAACATAAACGAGACATGTTGAAAAAAGAACTTCAAAAATTCTTTGCTCCTGAATTTTTAAACAGAATTGACGAGGTCGTTATTTTTAACACATTAAAACGAGATGAAGTTAAACAAATCGTTAAATTAGAAATGGATAAACTTTGTGAAAGATTAGTTAAATTAAAATATAACATAACTTATGATGAATCCGTATTGGATTTAATTTCAGAAGTTGGTTTTGATGAAACCTATGGTGCAAGACCATTAAAGAGAGCTATCCAAGACAAAGTTGAGGATTTTATTTCTGAAGAAGTTTTAAAAGGAGTTATTCTTGAGGACGTTAGTTATATTCTATATGTCGATAACACCGATGTTAAACTAAAGATAGTTAAAAAGACTAAAAAGAAAAAAGGGGAAAATTAATTCCCCTTTTTTTTTAATCAAATAGTATGTAATTATTTTTTGGTTTAGGAGTAAAGGAATGTTTTGTATACCCCAATTTCTCAATCATTTTTTTACCTATTTCGATTCCACTGTAAACATCTTCAATTACAACATATTCGTTTGGTGTGTGATAATTGTAATACCCGATTGCAAAATTAATACATGAAAAATCAAAAAGTTGTTTTAACGCATATACGTCAGTATAGGGGTGAGATTGGTATTTTTGTCTTTTCTCAAATCCCTCTGTCAACACCTCATCACAAGATGTAAAAAATTCAGTATCTCTATCAAATAATTGAACCCCCATACAAAATTCTGAAACCATCCAATTACCAGGAGCATCAAATTGAATCGCATATCCCACATTTGTGAAGAATATTTTATCCGCCTTTCTTGACCCATGACAACCTGTTTCTTCAGATACAAAGAACGCGGCCTTTAAGTTAGGAAGTTCTTTTAATAACTCCAAACAAGCATAAATTCCACATTTATCGTCACCACCAATACCTGTTGGGTTACCCTTATCATTATACGCCTTTAAGGACGGCTTCAATTCATTCTGAGCGTTTGGTAATAATCCCTCACGAATATTGATTGTGTCAATATTGTGTACGGTATCGGTGTGAGCAACAACACATGGAAAATATTCAATATTTTCATCGGTTTGTTTTGTTGCGTAAATGTTAGACATTCCATCAACAAAAAACGGGATATTGTTTTCAGATAACCAATTGGTGATGAACTCAACCATTTGTTCTTCTTGGTACGTTTTGGATGGAACGGACAAAACACTCTTTAAAAGTTCGTAGTCTCTTTGCATAACACAAAGTTAAACCCTTTTTCGGAAATTCAAGATTTTATTTTCAAATAATTCAGGATTATGTAGGAAGTCTTGGAATTCCTCAAGAGTATAACTTCTTGGTTCACCCATTGTCCCACCTGATTTGTAATATGTTAAAAATATTTTATTAGTTTTTGGGTCTATTTTTTGAATTCTAAAACTTTCGGATGGATTCCCTCTAGTTAATTTATAAGCTCTATTTAAATCGTATTGTGATAAAACTTTATCAATTATTTCTCTAAATTTAGTTAGATTTGGATACTTATTACTATCCTCAATTTCTTCTAATATTTTTTCTAACTCATACTTTGCGTTTCTATTAACAGAATCGATATCTAAATTTCCACTACCATAGTCGTACATAGAGTCCTCATATGGTCCAACCGACATTGTATGACCAATCTTTGATAACATCTCTGTTAAGTCCACATGTCTTTCTTTCTCAATATTATACATCGCCAATAAGACATTAACAGTTGTTACATATGAGTAAAAACATCCTGACTTAGCAAATAACCCGTAATTTTGAAATGCGTCACATAATTCATTTGTTACATACTCTTCAGCGGCTTCTTGCATTGCAGAATTTTTTTCATTTGAAAAATCATCAATAATGTTGTCAATTTGTCGGCTAAAAGTGTCTCTCAATAATTCTGAAGCATCCTTATATGGTTCGTCATCCTTAAGTTCCGCAATTTCAGGTTTAACATAAATTAAAATTTGTTTAATTAACGCAATGTTTTCTTCATTAAGCTCACTCATTAAATAACCCTCATCCCAATCATGATATCCCGTATCACTTGAGTAAAACATTGAGTCGTAATGGTATGATGAACTAAATAACGATTTTAAAAACCATATATCCCCCTCACCTAAATCAAATAAATTAAAATAATCCTCATTATCGGTAAATTTAAGTGTAACCATACTTTTACCAGGGGTGTTCTTGTTAAATTTGAATCCTCCTATTAATCCATCAATATCGGATAACTTATATACATCAATTTCTTCCCCACCACTAATTCTCTTTAATGCCCCATAAATGTTACTAACACCAATGGCCTCATAAAGTTTATCTCTAATTACAGGAAATTTCTCAAGAATATCAGTAATTGTTAAACTATTGTTGTCATAACCAATGTATTCAATTACTCCTTTATGTGGTTTGTGAATTAAATACGATAATGTCGGAGTAAGATAATCACCTTCTTTATCGACAATAATATAATTATCCCCATCACGATATCTATTATAATATTTAGAAAAAAATGGAGGCCCAAAATATTTTGCGGACTCCAAAGTGTTACATTTTAATAACATAACCTTATCATCTTCATAGAAGATTTGACTACCGTCATAAGCTTCGTTTTTGTTTTCCTCTGTCTCTGTCATATTTATATCAAATAAATACTTTGAAAATTTGTTATCGTCAGATTTATTCGTATATTTGTAAAACAATAGTTCTTTAACATCATGGGGGTAAATTGGAATTGACTGACATAGTTGGTTGTTCGGGGCATGTCAAGGCTGAGCTAACCTTGTAAAACTGGTTTAAATCGATATACGGCAACGTTATCAACAAACTTTCTGCAGTAGGATTAATCCGCACTGAAGAAAATGTTTCAGTAGCCTAAGGCGAAAAAAACAACGGGTAGATAGACTTATACCTAGGAACAGAACAGTCTTCATGGTGTGACATCTACCATAAAAGGTGTAAACTCTAACCAATCAGAGGATAATCAGATGGCAGAGGATAAGTTCTCAGTAAACCGAACTGTATAATAAGGGAACTGTGGGATTTCGGATTGTTAGATTAAACAATGACCTAAACATGTAGTCCTTAATAATCGTTATGGACAACTACGAGGGTTCGAGTCCCTCTATCTCCACATTTAACATTTTTGTTCTTTTACTATATTTTGAAATATTTATAGTGAAAGAACAAAATGCCAAGAAAAAAACCTAATTTCCACTATATCTATAAAACCATTTGTAATTTTAATCAAAAATACTATATCGGAATGCACAGCACATCTAATTTAGAGGATGGGTATATGGGTAGTGGTAAAAGATTAAGATATTCAATAAGAAAGTATGGTAAGGATAACCACACTAAAATTATTATAGAGTTTTTACCTAACAGAGAATCATTAAAAGAACGTGAAATTGAAATTGTTAATTCGGATTTATTATTAGATGAAAATTGTATAAATCTTAAAACAGGTGGTTATGGTGGAGGGAAATTTTATTCTGAAGAACATAAATTAAAATGTTCTAAATCCGGTAATGAAATGTTTTTAAAAAAAATGCAAGATGAGGAGTATCGGAAAGAGTTTTCGAAAAAATTAAGTAATGCTTATAAAAAACAAGTTCTTGAAGGTAAACGAGAAAAAAAATATTTTTACCATTGGAATGGGAAAACTCACACAGATGAATCTAAACAAAAAATGAGTGAAGTGAAGAAAGGGACTGGTATTGGTATTAAAAATTCACAATACGGGACTTGTTGGATAACTAAAAATAACGAAAATAAAAAAATTAAAAAGACTGACATTAATCTGTATTTAGATGATGGATGGGTTAGAGGTAGAAATACAGGTATAACCAAAAAGATAACTAAAGTATAATAAAAAACCCCACCTGTTTAGGATGGGGTTTTTTTGTTAGGATTTAAATCCCTCAATGATTTGTAATAGTTTGTCAGCTCGTTTGTCAGTATGACTTTTAGATTCTTGATGAAGTTCATCGATACGTCTATAGATGTGGTCAACAGTAACGTCTAACTCACGTTTATTTTCGTCTAAAATTCTTTGGTCGTAATCAACATCTCTTTCATAAGATATTCTGAAATCTTCCAAATCTTTTTTTGTTCTAACAACCTTAACTAACCCCCAAACAAGAGCAACAATAAAAATTATTGCAATAATCGAAAGGACACCTAAAGTAAAATAAAATGTTTCCATTATTTTAAGATTTTGTTTTTTATACCTCAAGGGTAATAAAATATAATGGAGAGTGTAGAAAAAGGAAATAAAAAAAAGGGAGATAATGATGGCTAGTCAAAATCTCCCTTTTAGCCTAAACATTGTCACTCGGTAAGTTCAACCCGAGGTAGTGATTAGTGAAACCTCTACCTAACTTCTATCGTGAGTTGTGATTGGTGTACGACCTAAACGTTTGTATGTTTATTACCCTTTATTAATTTTAAGACTTAAAGGGAACGTGGTTATAACAAAATCCACATCCTATAAAAAAAGTCCTGACAATTTTTACCACTATATCACCTCAGGTTGTCGTGTCAAAGACAGATTGGTACTTATTACTTTTTATATTTTCTATGAGGTAGAATCGTGAAGTCACAAGATAAAACAAACACGCAAAGACCCAAATCATTATGTTTTCCTTCAGTTTAAACTCGTGGTGGGTGTTATGATTTAAAAAAACACGTACGGAGTCACTTAGTTGCGGGAGAAGGATTCGAACCTCCGACCTAAAGGTTATGAGCCTTTCGAGCTACCAACTGCTCTATCCCACTATATTTGGCTATAAATAAGGCTGAGATTACACCTGTTTATGAGAAACTTTAGTAGGATTATTGATTCCCCACATATCCACTTCCTTTTGAGAAGTATTCCTCAGTGACGATTGGTTAGACCAATCACTTCTTGAGATATCAGTTACTCTCTTATTACTTAACTCTCTTCGAAGATGCCTCTCCGACTCTTCCTTATGGGAATAGAGGTTTTTGGTAAGAATACAGTCAGACTTGCGGTCTTCATGTGCAATGAACGGCTCATTACTATGTAGTCACCTTTCACTGATACCTAACGGACACTTTTGCTTATTTTTAGTTAATTTTACTTAATTTAGTATAAGTTACGTGTTGTGGATGAATCAAAGTAGCGGTCCGTTGAAGGATTCGTTCTCTTTTGGAAAACGAAATACCAAACTACTCCGTGAGATGTCCCCATCTCCATATTTTAAGATTACTTCGTACCAAGACTTTGGTAAGTCTTTGATAAGGACAGTAGCGACACCACTCGTTCTCTATCTTACCTTTCGGTTTTAAGTCCCCTCTTATATTGGTAACCGCAATCATGTAGTTGGAGACCACATTTTTTGCTTGATACCTATGGGTTATTCTTATTGGAGTTCCCTCCTCAGACTGACAATCCACATTGCCGTTCCACCCAACCACTTTCCCTAAAGCGTTGCCCTCAGTACTAAAGGTCGGATGATATCCCACTTGTGTACTCGACCTCGGTTTCCCAAGACGCGAACCTACTAACACTTGAAGATTCACTTTATCCCACTTTCGTGGTTTATTTAACGACCATACACGGCCGATTATCTTTTTTCAGTTATCTCAGAATCAACCCGAAGGTCTCATCATAAACATCCTGATGGATAATACAATAATTCAAAGAACATATCGGACGTTTCCGATTTTGTTTTACAAAGATAGTAAACTTTTTTGATTTACCAAATCTTTTTTTGTTTTTTTTTGAGATTAGGAAACCACGATTTTACAACTAACTGTCAACCCATTCTCATTTTGTTTTACAAAGATAAGACATTTTTTTCAATCTGTCAAATCTTTTTATGGTTATTATAACTGATGCGGTAACATATTTCATTTACACTTTAAATGCGAAGGAGTCCCGTAGTCACTTTCCTCACATACAACAGTAGCCCTACGGACCTAGACTGTTTCTATAACCAATTTCTTCAAAGAACTAAATCAGACGTTCCCGATTTGTTTTACAAAGATAGTAAACTTTTTTGATTTACCAAATTTTTTTTTGTTTTTTTTTAAAAGAACTTTTTTAAATAAAAAAGGTATTGTATAAATATCACCACTTCTTTCAAATGTTTTACAAAGGTAATAAAAAAATTTTATCTGACAAGACCTGTAGGTTATTTTTTTATAAAAAATAAATTTAAAAAGAAAAAGTGACGAATAAGTCGACTTATCGTAAATAAACACGTATTTATTTATACAAATAAAAACAACAAATTTATGAAAAAAGTAATTTTCGCAATAGTAATTGCAGGTAGCGTAATGTTATCATCATGCGGTGGTTCAACCACAAAATGTGAAGTCTCATCGACTGATACAACAACAGTTGATTCTGTGGTAACTCAAACAGTCGACACCGTTAAAACAAAGTAATTAGTTTAGTCCCCTTAGAAATAAGGGGATTTTTTTTAATGGTTAATTAATTTTTTTATTTTATTAATTTCCTCTTTAATAAGTGGGTTACCATTTATAATATTTTCCTTAAAAAACGCATTACCAACAACACCAAATGGTAACGCAATTAAATCAATGAATGGATTTCGGGTTTTACCTGTTCTATAAGTGGATGTAGATTTAGTTTCCTTTTCCTTTTTATTCTCAACTTCTTTTTCTCCACCGTTAGATGTTACAATATTTCCTGATAAAAATTTATTGGCATCAATCTTATCATTATTCTTATCCGTCACCGCATACTCAATTGGAGAATCTCCAACAGTCCCAATAATACTCCCTTGTTTAACTTTATCCCCAACAAATGACATTATTCGATTAACCTTACAAAAATTAGAGAAATAAGTATTACCATTAATATTATGAGCAATTTTAATATTACCGTCACATTTAAATTTATCTGAAGATACAACAACACCTTCTGATGGGTTACGTATTACGTCAGAATTATATGAAGAGAACTCAATTGTTTTTGAAAACATCGGAGAACTTATTCTGGCATTTGGTAATGGATTTAAAATCTTCATAAGTCTATCATTTTTTTAATACGA